TCCAAATCCGTGCACAGGGCCATCAAAAGCTTGCTGTCTTCGTTCAAATCCTTGTCTCCTTCCCTCATATCAATGACGAGCCTGCAGATGCGGTACAGGGAATAATAGCGCATATTCTTGACCATGTATTCCTTTTCGCCGAGTCTTACAAGCGAAGGAGTGTCGTTAATGATATCGACAATATCCCTCTTGATGTCTATAGGAAAGTCTGACATTTCTTGATTCTCTTGTTTGGCTACTTTTTGCTTATTCATTTTTGTTTCGTGTTACGTGGTTTTTTTTTGTAAGATGTTTCGTGAAAACTAAAAGGGAGCGAGTAGGGATTTGTTTTGCCCTAAACGCTCCCCCACGTTCACGAAAACAATGTTTTACCTATCATAAGGACTAGCCTTCACCTGTTCCAGTACCGCCTTCATCTCCAGAGGCAGGAGCTGCCTGCTGAGTAGGAGCAGCACCGACAATCTTGTACATGTGGTCGTTAGTACCATCGCTGTAGATGAGTGACGTGATGGTTACACTGAAGTTCAATGCACCGTCTGCGTCCTTCTTTAACGTACCGATGGTAAGGCCGCGTGCGATGATGAGAGATGCATGTCCGCGTCCGAAATCGAGTTTCCACTCCCACTCGCTTGTGTGAGCCTTGACCTCGCCCTCGTAGTCGTCGTTGGTGTCAATCTCACCGCCGAACAGGTCAGGAAGTTCATCGAGGTCATAATTGGCCAGTTCGAACGTCATCGTGACGGGATTGCCGTCATAGAAGATGTCGAACGGAGAGTCATAGAACTCCGCCTCGATTTCTGTGGAGTCTGGCTCGTCTTGGCCGATGGCCAGTCCTTTGAGGACACCCATCAGTGGCGTATAGTCACCTGTTCCAGCGACTGCGCGATAGCCAAGGGCAATAGCTTTTACGGTTGTCTTACCCATAGTCAGCCTCCTTCTCTATTAAGAGCGTCCAACAATCTTGTACATGTGGTCAACGTACGGAGAAGCCTGAGTGCCTTCGCCAGTGGTGTATACAAGAGCGGTGATGGTAACGCTGTAGTTCAGAGCACCATCGGCATCCTTCTTGATGGTTCCGATAGTCAGACCCTTGTAGATGTACAGAGCCTGATGTCCACGTCCGAAGTCAAGCTGCCAAGAATGCTCACTGGTGTATGCGTTGGCTGCGGCTTCGTAAGTGTTGCTCGTACTGTCGTACGAACCACCGAACAATGCAGGAAGCTCAGACAGGTCGTAATTTGCCAACTCAAACGTCATGGTAACGGGGTTACCGTCGTAGAAGATGTCAAACGGGCTGTCGTAGAACTCGGCCTCAATCTCGGTTGCGTCTGGTTCATCCTGACCGATAGTCAGGCCCTTCAGAACACCCATAAGAGCTGTAGAAGCAGTGCTTCCAGTAGTACCGTACTTAAGACTTACGGCTTTTACAGTTGTCTTTCCCATAATAAAATCCTTTCTTATTTTTTTTAGTTATTAAAATTGTTATTGTCCTTCGTCACCTACCATGACTACGAACGACTTTACGAACATATAGTAAGCGTTGTTGGCGTTGTCATCCTCGCCCATGTCTGCGGATATGAAGCTTTCCTCGTCAATCCAGTATTTCCCAGTGTTGTCGCTTGTGCTTGCAAGGCTTATAGCGGCATTGACGTCATCCTCGAACTTCTTGTAAAGCTCTTTATTCAAACGTCCTCTGGTAATTGGCGGAATATAGCATTGTACGAACACCCTTGCTGCTGCGTAGGCGTTACCCTTGAACTCGCTGGCATCAACAAAGTCACCGACAAGGATGACAATGAAACCTTCCTCCGTGTCGCTCGTTGTGAGCTCCTGAGGTTCGTTCATCAGGTAGACGTTTTCAGTAACACTTTCCATGATACTTTCAACGTACTCGTATATGCCTATTCTTGAATCGTCAATCATAATCGTTACAGTTTTGGAACAAATCTACTGTTCTTGTATTTCTTACCCTTCGAGCTGTTTGCTTTGTAGGAATACTTTGGAACATAAACTGTGAGATGTGTTTCTGCAGGTTTAAGTGCTAATCTTACGTCATCAAACACATGTGACATCACTTGGAACTGCATGAAGCGAGAATGCCTTGGAATACCAGAGTCGCCTCCACCTCCTCGCAAAGTGAATCCGCTTTCCCAATAACCCCAGTACGGAGCTAGGATTGCAAAGAATACTGTCCACTTTCCACGTTTACCGTGTCTTGAGAGGAGAAATTCTTCAGCCATCGTTCTTCCGTTAACAGACTCGCCCATCTGTTCACTCCATTCATGGAGAAAAGAACCGTACGAGTCTTTGTGTCCCATTCCTTGTATCTGATTCCACCTGTTAAGTCGAATGTTGACTCTTTCAGCACGGTAGAATCCGCATTCAGACATCTTTCCGTCATAAGTCACACCCCAACAAAGACTATTTAACAGGTTACCTGTCCTGTCCATGTGGTTAGCACTGTTGTACGTCTGAATCATGTCACCAATACGGATAATCTCCTTTTTAGCGTACTCCACAAGGCGACGCGTCTGTTCAGCGACAGCATTTGCCATAAGCTGTTCAGTAAGTTGTTTTGGGTTAAACCCTGTCACCCTGCTTTTATTCATATTACCAGCTGTTTCGAGTTGCATAGATGCTGACGCCACCTAACTGTGACGGGTCAGCGTTATCCACAGTGAGCTTGAACGTCTCGCCATAGCGCGTGATAGTGACTTTGTCACCCTTGCGAGGCACTATCCATTGTCCTTCTTCGTCCTTGGTCAGTGGGATACTGATGATGTATGATGACGTCTGCAGGGTACGGCCCTCTTCGTCCGTTACCATGTGTTCGTCCATAACACCGTCGTACAGGATAACTTCAGTGTCAGGTTTACTCCCCTTCCCTTGGATTACGCGGATGATAGTTCCAGTGTAGGGATATTCAAGAATCTCGTCACGCTTCATGTTACAATGAGTCTACATCTTCGATTGGAATAAAGCGGATTTTCTTCTGCATGTTCATCAGGATGTCCGCCTTGTCGTCTCCGTATTTCTGATAGATGCCTATGGCATACTTAATCTTGTCGTTCTGGTAAAAGTCCTGTTCCTGTCCGATGGTCTTTTGATAACCATTATGAGACTGTGACAACGATGCGGTATTTGATGGCGAAAGAAGTACGGCTGTAAAAATGATGTCAGCTTCCATAAGGTCGCGTATTCGCTTTGTTACGTTCGCGCCGTACACGTCATCCATTGGTTGAACACCCCTATCAAGGGCGATAACCTCGAAGTTGCCCTCGGTGAAACTATAACGTGTCTTTTTCTTAAGCCATTCAAGTACCGTCATCGTTATCTCAATCTAAAACCAAAAACAATTACCTAAAACAATTCGATTATTCGTCTGCCGTAGTCGTGTCAACGCATACGTGATACAGGGACTCGTCCAGTACAGTTGCGTAGCGTCCGAGAACGTCAGTGTGATAAGACTTCAGCATTCCGTTAGGAACAATCTTATTGATGACGTTCAGGAAGCTCTGAACCTTAGCCAGAGAGAAGCTGATGGTGTCGTTGACCTCGCCAGAGCGCATGAGCTCTACGTCTGGAACCTGAGCGTGTACGAGTACACCTGCAAATCCACGCGGACGGAGAACTGCGACGCCAGCCTTCCAACCCTTTACGGTATGGTAGGTGGTCATTCCCTGTACCTGCTGCTGCTCGCGCACGATACGGATAGGCGAAATCTTAGACAACTCCCAACGGCTGTAAGCTACAAGCTGGTCTACGGTGATAGAACCAACGTCGGTGGTAGACTGGCCGTTGTTCACGATGATAACCTTGTCGGGAGCACCGAGGGCAAGGTAGCGGTTGACCTCCTTGATGAAGGCAGCGTTCTTGATGAGAACGGTGACCATCATATCCCAAGGAATATTCCACTCAAACGGGGTCTCGTCGGGAAGAAGATTGGCCTCCTTGAAGTCGTACTCAATCTTCATCATCTGCTCAGGGATGTCACAGGTCGGGTCAGTCCAAACCTTAGCACCAGCCTTCTTGTAGTTAGCAAGAGGAATGTATGCATTCTGGTGGGTCTTGACGCCGCTGAAACCCTGAGTGGTAGCAGTACCGCCACCAACCTTGGTGAGAGCAATCTGGTTGCCGTACTCACCGCCGCGAGACAGAGTCATAGCTGCCATGTTAGACGCACGGAGGTTGTGGGTCTTAATCAGGTCGGCAACGCCACGTACGAAGCCAGTTACCAGATTCTCATCGGGGCCGAGAGCGGCCAGACGAGCCTTCAACTCCTCCTTAGACATAGAGGTTTCGAACAGGCCCTTACCATACTGGTAGATAGAGCCAGTGTACTCCTCACCTCCTTCAGCGTCGAGCTGCATGGTCTCTGCCAGAGGAGCCATTGCATCGGCCATAGGCACGGTACGATTAATCTTCTGACGAACAGTCCAAGCAGGATTCTTCTTCAGGTCAGCAAGGTCGATGGTATACTCCGAGCTGTCGACACGGAAGTGCTCCTGCCAGAAGAACGTATTCTCCTCAATCTCGATTGTGTTGTCAATCAGAGTCTGCAGGAAACCCCTGTTAGTACCATCCATAAAGCCTTTTTGGTAAAGCTTTTCAATCGCCTCTTCGGGCGACCACTGATATTTCATTGCTTGTGCCATAGTTGTATCCTTTCTTTATGTTATGATTACATCCAGAAGATACCGTCAATGTACGACTTGTTCTTTGCGAGAACGTACTTGGGCAGCGGCTGCATACGTGCAATCCAAGCCTGCTTGTTGTAGACGGTAGAGATAGAGTAGTTCGCAGTGTCGGGCTTGATACCATAGCCTTCGGTAGGCATCAGGTCGCGGTCAGCCTCGATGAACGTATTGGGGTTCGGAACCAGTACGCCACAAACACCAGTAGGATTATCCAAGGCTACGTCTGCGGCTGCATCGGCTTCAACAAGGATTGTACCTGCGTCAATCTTTGCAGAAGCGAGAGCGTTCTCAATAGTCAGAGTGAACTTCTCGTTAGCTTCGTCATAGACGACAGCAGTAACCTTTGCGTAGGTTCCCGTATAGTCTGCAACTGTCTTTGTAACCTCACCTGTCGTTGTGTCTGCTTCAAGAGTTTCAACAGTCAGAGAATCAGGAGCAACCATCAGATACATTCCGACCTCTGGAGCGTCAGAGTAACCGTCGCCTTCAATGACAACGGTAGTAGCATTAGCAGCGGTGTCCGTCTTCGTCTTGAAAGAACGGAAAATCAGGCAACCTTCTGCAGGGGTGTACTGTACGAGCTGTGCTGCATACAGGTGGTCGAAGCCCTTCTTGGCATTCAGGATAGTACCGCCAAGAAGCACGTTACCGCGCTGCTCGCCGTTACTGTCTTTAACCCACACCCACTTGCCTCCGCGAAGTTTCTTGGAGGTTTCGTAGAAATAAGCTAAATTCGTT